TAATATTCATTAAAATTTATATTACCTTCTCTATAATTATATAAACGAAACATTGGATAATGATTATCTGTATAAATTGAAGGATTTATTAAACCAAAATATTTATACTTTTTTTCTTTTTTGTAAAGAAGAAATCTTGATTCATGTGAATGACCATTTAACATTAAAATTATATTATTTTTTTGATATTCTAATATATTAATTAAGTTTTTATTCATATAATTATTAGATTCAGATTCCATAATTCCTATATGATTTAATAAAATTACTTTTCTATTTTCATTTTTTGCTTCATTTAAACTATTATTTAACCATAACATTTGATTATTTATTCTTTTACTATCTTCTTTTGTTGAATTTATTCCATATAAATTATTTTTATCATAATATAAACTATTTACTGTTATTATTTTTATATTATCACTAATATTAACTGAATAATAACCATAATTTAACATATTTTTATCATTAACCCATTTTGACCACATTTTTGTTATTTTTTTTAAAAATAATTTATAACCTGGAAATGTTTGATCTACATTTGGAAAAGCATCATGATTTCCTATAACATTATAAACAGGTATATTAGGATATAATTCATCAATTGTATTAGAAACAAAATTAATTGAATCTATATTATCATTAGTAAATACTTGATTTATATCTTTATGAGAACCTGAGTCACCTGTATTAATTATAAAATCAAAATTAAGATTATATTTTGTCCAATTCATAATAGATTTAAAAAGCAAAGGTGGAATATCATTATTTAAATCACCATATTTTGAACAAGGTTCGGAACCATTTATTGGAATATCAAATTTACGACAACACATTGTACCTAATTTACTATATTCTACACATTTATTTGCAGAGCCTACATGATATTTCATATCAACATGTATATCACTAATATGTAACCAAGTTAAACTATAACAATAATTTAAGATTATTAATGATAATAAATATTTTAACATTTATATAAATATTATATAAAATACTTTAAATACTTTAAATAAATTTATAATATATAGTATATATAATAAAATGCATAATAATAATAAAGTTGTTATGTTAGGAGATTCAACCGTTGGTAAATCAAGTATATTAGAATATTTAAAATATAAAAGATTTTCTAATAATTTAGAATCAACAATTGGTTGCGAATTTTATGCAAAAAATATTAATATTAATGATACAAATGTTAAATTATTAATATGGGATACAGCTGGTCAAGAAGTATTTCGAAGTTTTACATCAAATTTTTTAAGAAATGCTTCAATTATATTAATAGTTTTTGATTTAACTAATGATAACACATTTGAAAATATTAAAATTTGGTTAGAAGAAACAGAAGCCCAACCAACAGGTAAAATTATAATCTGTGGTAATAAAATAGATCTAAATTCAAAAAAAAATATTTCACAAAATAAAATTGAAGAATTTAAAAATTTATATCCTAATAAAGAAATATATTATTATGGTAATGTAAGTGCTAAAACAGGAATAAATATTGAAGATTTATTTCAATTTGTTGCTTCTATAATTTTTGATGATTTAAAAAAAAAAAATATACATTCTAATTTAGAACATAATTATTATGTAGATTTAACTAATTCTATTTCTAAATCTGATAATAAAACATGTAGTTGTTAATTTAGATAAATTATTTCCTAAAAAATATTAAGTATCTTAATTTACATTTAATTTGATAATGAAAAAGAGTCTATCAAGATAATTTAATACTAACAATTAATAATAATTTCCATCAAATTTATCATATGGACTTGGGTTTAGTTCTTTAAGTTTATTTACAATATTAGTAATACTTAAAACAAGTTCCGGTTCTAAATCTTTAATATTTTTAATATTATTTTTATTTAACGACCAACCATTTGGATAATTACGTTTATAATATAAATTATATTGATCAAGAGTAATTTTAATTTGTTGAATTTCATCCATTATATTTTTATCAATATTTCTACAATTATGTCCATTAATAGTTAATTCTAAAAATTTGTTAATTAAATATGTATACTTTAAAATAATTTTATTTTTTTCTTCTTTTATAAAATCAAAAGCATTTTTTATATATTTTTCTTTGAATTGATTATCACAAGAATCTAACAAGTCCAAAATCGTCATTTTAAATTAATGAAAAAAAATCAATTTTATAAAAATGATTTATTATTATAAAATAATAAATATGACAAATCAAATAAATTTTGATAATATTATTAAATATATTATAAAAGATAATAAGGATTTTTATGATATTGAAAAATTTTGTAAAGATGATGATTTAAAAAATTTTAAAAAAAAAATAAAGGATTTTAAATCAAATGATATACATAAAAACTGTTTAAAACAAAATGGATTTAAAAAACCATATAAATCTGAAGATTTATTTATTAAAATTAAAGAATATTTTAAAACATTAGAAAAAAATGAAACAGAATCAGAAAAAGAATATTCAGAAGAAAAAAAAGAAGAATTAGAAGAAGAATTAGAAGAAGAAAAAGAATATTCAGAAGGAAAAAAAGAAGAATTAAAAGAAGAATCAGAAGAAGAAAAAGAAGAAATAGAGGAAAAAGAAAATAATGAAGAAGAAAATAATAAAGAAGAAAAAGAAGAAGAATTAAAAGAAGAATCAGAAGAAGAAAAAGAATCAGAAGTAGAAGAAATAGAAGTTGAAGAAGAAAAACTTGAAGAAATACAAGAAAAAAAAGAAGATATAGAATTAGAAGTAGAATCAGAAGAAAGTGAAAGAAAAGAACATTTTAAAAATACATTAAAAATGTTTGAAGATATGACTACTCCACGACATAATAAAATATCTAAAAATGATTATGATAAAGTTAAAGATAAATTTAATTCATTAATAAAAGATTATAAAAAAATATTAAAACATAATAATAATGAATCATATAAGGAATTAACAAAATATATGATTTCAAACTTAATAGAATTATTATAATATATATCGTTCACAACGTTCAGATTGGGATGGTACTTTATCATCGGCCATAGAAGAATATGCAGTAACACAGCACGAAGATGATTGTGCAGATTATAACGGCGCTGCAGCAGAAGAAAATTAAATTATTTTGATTTTATATATTATATCACTATTTTTAGTAATATTACTTAAACAAGTAATATTATTTAAACATATTTTTTTTCCACCTTTTATTAAATTATAATTAAAATATAAAAATACAACTATTAAAAAAATAAATAATAACATATAATATAATAATGGATAAAAATTTTAGAAATTACGAAAATGAAATTGTTAATAATACTTATAAAAGAATGTATAGAGAACAAACATTACAAAAAAAATTAAATTATAAAATACATCCTATTTCTAATAAATCATATAATATTGAAGAAATATTACCTTTATTTGATACTATTATAGATAAATCGGATCCTGACACATACTTACCACAATCTATACATTTATTACAAACATATATATCTATGAAAACTAAATTTAATAAAGATTCAATGGTATCAAGTTTATTTTTAGATGATGAATTAAATAATTTACCTTTAAAAATTAAAAGTTTATATGAAAAAAATACCTTTTCAAGTTTATATTCAAATATTAAAGATTGGGATTGGTTATATTTAGTTGCTTATATGCATGATTTAGGAAAAATTATGTTATTAAATAAATTTCATAATTTACCACAACATTTTGTAGTAGGAGATATTTATCCATTAGGCACTCCATTTGAAAAATCAAACATTTTATATGATAAAAATTATCATAAGCAAAATAAAGAATATGGGGAATATTATTATTTTGATTTATATGAACCATTTTGTGGATTTGAAAAATTAAATTTTACTATATCACATGATTATTATTTATATAAAGTATTAAAAAAAACTAAAATACCTGATGAAGGATTATATTTAATAAGATTTCACTCATTTTATGCTTTTCATTCACCACGTAATAATATTAGAGGTTATACTTATTATGCTAATGATAAAGATTGGAAAATGTTACCATTATTAAAATTATTACAAAAATGTGATTTATATTCAAAAACAAGAAATATTCCTGATTTTAATGATTATAAAAATGAAATAATTAAATTAGTAAAAAAATATAATTGTTATAATTTATTTTTATAATTCAATTCGAAAATTTAATATTTTTTTAGGATTATTTAATTAACTATAATTATAATTATAAAATATAAATAGTTATATATATTAAGAATGGCTGACGCAACCTTACAAGCTGCTGTTGATGAACTTACAGCATTTAAAGATGCATCTGAAGATGTTTTAGATGTTATACAACCAGATGGTTCAGGTGGAATTAAGTCAGAAAGTGCAGTATTTAATGGTGAATTAGTATGTGGTGATTTTACTTGTGCATCTTTAACTGTAACTGGTGCAACAGGTAATACACAATTTATTACTGATGCAGAAATTTCTAATTCACTTATAAGAGATAGTGAAATTATTAATTTAGATAAAATTAACTTTTTCAAAGGAATTAAATATGTTATTAATGAATATTCAACTAATTATTTATTAACTAATAATGAACCATCAGTACAATTTTATAATACTTTAAAAGAAGATAAATTTAGTACAATAGATTTTTTTAAAGATAATACAATTTATAATAGGTTAATATCAAGTGATGATGAATTTAAAATTTATTCAAGAAATAGATTTAGTTTAGAAGGTGATGAAATAGTAAATATATTTTCAAGAAAAGAGATTAATTTATCATTAGATACTTTTGATAAAAAAATTATTATTCAAAATCCAATACAAGTTACATCTAATATTAATAGTACTAGTATTCATAATGGGTGTATGATTATTGATGGAGGAATAGGAATTAAAAAAGAATTAAATGTTGGTGCGAATATTAATGTAGATAATAATATTAATGTATTATCTGATATTAATGTAAAACATAATATTAATATAAATGATATATGTAATATAAATGGTAAATTAAATATTACAGGAAATTTAAATATAGATAATAGTGAATTTGGTGAAAACACTATTAATAGTAAAACTTTATTTACAAATGAAACTGAAACAGTTAGCGAACAAACTTATTCGGTATTGATTTCAGGTGGTACTAGAATAAAAAAAAATTTAAATGTAGGAAATGAATTATATGTAGATAAAAATACACTTATAAATAGCAATTTATCTGTTACATCAAAAGTAGGTATAGGAACTAATGAACCTTTATGTAGTTTAGATATTAGAGGAACAGATGCTATATTATTACCAACTGGAAATGATAGTCAACGTCCTAATCCACCATCTATTGGTATGTTAAGATTTAATACAGATACAGGTTTAGAAGGTTATAATGGTGTAGGTTGGGATAGTTTTGGTGGTGTTAAAAATGCAGATAGTTCAACAGAAATAAAAATTGTAGATGATAATTTATATTTTATAACAAATAATGAAAATCAAATGGTATTATCAACTAATGGAAATTTAGGAATTGGAGGTAATCTTGTTAATGAAGATTATCCATCAGAAACATTACATATTAAAGGAAATGTTCGAATTGATGGATTATTAATTACTAATCAAGGAGATAATGATGATGATATAAGTAATATTGTTGGTAATCCTACTAATAGTTTTGATATTTTAGAAGATTCATTAAATATAACAGAAAATACATCAATATCTAATGCTTTTTATAATACAGAAGATTTTATATTAAATTATTTTGTAAAACCACCACCAGCTCCTGTTTCAAGTAATATTACTAAAAATATTTCAAATATCATTATAGATATAATAAAACCACAACAATACAGTTTTGGATTCACTGAAAATTTATTACCTTTATTAAGTAAATTAAATGTTGATTATAAAAAACAATCAGATAGTAATTATACAAATTCTTATACTAATAATACTGATATAACTAAAATAAAAATAATATTAGATATATCTGAAAATTTTGTTGATAATGATACTTTTAATGTATATTTAAATGATATAACATTAGTTAATTATGATTTTAGAATATATTATACAAATAATAAAAATAGTGATACAAATAGAAATTTAAATTATTTAGAATTATTAAATAATACATTTATTGGTTCAGGTATTCCAGAATCACCTACAAATTTAATAAGTACAAATATTACACAAAATAGTGTAAGTATTTCTTTTGATAAACCAAATGATCACGATATAACTGCCTTATTAGTACAATCAACACCATTAATTAAAGATTATAGTATAACTTATAATACAGTTTCTACTATACGTAATAGTAGTTTAATAAATCAAAATCAAACAAATTTATCTATTTTAGGTAATTTAACACATAATGCTCCTACTAATTTTATTATACATGATTTAAATCCTGGTCATAATTATAATATAATTGTTAAGGCACGTAATCGTGTTAATATAAATTATTCATCAGAAAGCAATATTTTAAATATTACTACTTTAATTCCAAGTGGTCCTGATTATTTAAACTCTACATTAGAAGTTTTTAATTTTAGTAATTATTTATATAATAATAAAGGTTCTATTAATACAAATAATAATTTAAATATTATTAATAGTACTTTAACAACTACATTAGAAACAAATATTATTCAACAAATTAGATTAAACTATGATACAAATTCTTCTAATACTTCTGCAGGTTCAAATATAACACAATTTATTATAAATGATAATACAGATGATAAATATTCAATTTATATTTTTGGTTTTGGTTCAATTACAAGTAATAAATCAAATAATAATTTAGATATTATGTTTTTTAATGAAAATGACTATTATATAGAAAATAATCTTCAAGGATTTTATAAAGTAATTGATATTAAATTAAGACAAAATAATTTAATACCAAGAATTCAACCATATTATTTTAATATTACACAAAATGTATTACTTGGTGGAAATACATTTAATACTAATAATATTCAATATTATGTAGATGATTTAACTGATTTACCAGAAATAAGTTTATTAGAAATAGTTTCATTTGAAAAAGAAATATTTGAATATATATCAGGAATAAAGATTTTTAGTGAAAATACTATTATTAATTTTAGAATTATAGTAAGATATATTGCTTCTTATTTTACACGTTCAGATTATTTATGTTCAAGTTTATATTTATCAGATAGTGATGGTAATGTTTTTAGTGATGAATTACAAATTAAAATTAATGATAGTGATTTTCTATTTACTCCTGATATTTATAATTATAATACAAATAATTTACCATATCCTGAATATGTTACTATTAACGGAGATATTACATTAAAACAATCAGTAGGAAATTATACTAATAATTTAAAATTAAAATCAAAATCATATAATTTATTAGGTGAAAGTAATTTTATTATTGATAATAATGCATCAAAACCTATATTAATTGATTTATTATCAATAAATACAGTTAATACTATTAATAATAATAATAATTATGGTATACATGTTAAATCAGGTATTGGACAATATCCAATTTTTGGAACAAATATTGAAAAATTTGGAGATAATTACGACCATACAAATTCATTATTAATTTTACAAGATATGCAATTAATTAATGGTTATTTTACACCTCCTGATAATAATTATTTAGATTATACTAATTATATAGGAAATACTTTAAATTATACAAGTATTGTTTCTAATAATGATTATAGATATGTAACATTTAAATATAATATTGAAGATATTTCACCTAATATAGATAAATCTGTTGCTTTATTAAAATTAGAGTTTTTAAATAGTATTAATTTTACAAATCAAATAGAAAATGACGTTAATATCTATGTAAAAATACATAATACAGATTCAAATTCTAATCATAATACTATATGGTTAAATGGTAACTCACCTATTTCACCATTAGGTGTAAATATTAATAATTCGGGAGTTGATACAGGTGTTAATGGTTTGGCTTGTTTATCAATTAGTGGAAATTATAAATCAACTTCTACTGAAAAATATTTATATGTTCCTATTGGTTCAAAAGGAACTGTATATATAAGATTTGGAATAAAAAATAATAGCACAAAAAAAATACAATTTTTAAAAATTACAGGAGTTATATAAAATTTATTAATTTATTAGTAAATTTGATTCTATAAAAATCATTATATAAATTTAATAAATTTTTTTTAATTTTATTATCAATTTTAAATAAACTAGTTAATTCTGTATTTAATATTATTCTACGTCCTGCTTTCCAAATAAGTATTGTTAAATTTTTATTATTTAATTGTGAATATATAGTAATATGATCTTTATAATTTTCTAATGTTATCATTTGATTATCTAACAAATATGTAAAAATATTTCGTATAAATTGTTTTTCTTTTAATTCTTTTAAAATAATATTAAAATTAATTTTATTATTATCAATAACAAATTTATCAATTCGTTCTTGAATATCTAAATTTAAATTTTTATACATTTAATTTTATATTTATATAAAATACATTTTAAATATTTAAATTTAGATAAAAAATTAATTAAAAAACTTACCACCGATAATTCCTGATAAAGCAAGACTCGTTATATCACCAAAACTACCTTTATCAATTTGTTGTGCTAATTCTTCACCATATAATATAATAAAATTACTTATTAATGATAATATTTTTTTTGAATTTTACACCTTTGAACATTTAAAACGCCGATTTTTATTATAAAATTGATTTTATAAATCATTTTATATATTTAAAATGATTTATATTTACGCAATCAAATTAGAATATATCAAAATATGTATCTCCTAAAGTATTAAATTATTTAAATTATCATTTGTAATATCTATCATATTAGACATTTAAATATTAAATATTTTTATTTCTTAAATATTTTTAAAAGTTTTTCTGTAAAATTTTAAAAAGTTTTAAACTTTATTTTTAATAAAAATTTATGTGGTAAAAATTCAGTTAAATTCAGTCGTGTCTGATGTAGGTAAATCATACTTTATGAAAAAAAATATATTCCTTGACGTCTAGCCAAAAAAAAATTCAGTCGAGCATTTTTTAAAAAAAGTTCAAATTCAACAAAAAAGAATTCTATTTATGTATTAATAAATTCATAATATTGTAAAAAAAAAATTCCACATTTTTACCACATAAA